TTGCCTCCGATGCCTCCCGGCGCTGGTGGCCCGCCCATGCCGCCTCCGGGTCCGATGGGTCCGCCGCCCGGCGCTGGTGGTCCTCCGGGTATGCCTCCGGGTATGCCGCCGAAGCCGCCGATGGGTCCGCCCATTGGTCGCAAAGCCGGCGGCCGCGTGAATGATCAGTCCTATGCTTCATTGAAGGGTGGCGCAGGCTCCGGCCTTGGTCGTCTTCGCAAGCAAGGTCTGCGAGTGCCTTCTCCGTAGCGGTGACGGAGAAATGCGGGGCGGCGGTTTTTATCCTTTCTCCGCCGTCCCGCGATCACAACGGGGGTTTGAATGTCTGGTTTCACACGGGCTGATTTATTCAACGTCGAATTGCGTCGCTTGATCAATGAAGAAATTGATCGCTTGAAGGACGAAATAGCTGGCGGACTGTTGAAATCCTATGAGGATTATCGTGCGGCGTCTGGCAAGGTCGTGGGTTTACGTCAATGTCTTGAATACATGGACGAAGCCGACGACAACGTCAGAAAGAGGATTAGTTCCTAATGCCGCAAATGGAAGTCTTCCACGAAATTGATCCGAAGCAGAAGATTTTAGATCAGGTTGGCGACCGCATGTCGCGCCTGCAAATCACGGCCAACAATGTGATTGTGGCTGTCTATCAGCGGCCGACGACAATGATGCTCGGCGGCAAGGCGTTCGATGTCCCGCAGAGTGTTGTGGACGAAGATCAATATCAGTCGAAAGTCGGTCTGATTTTGAAGGCTGGCCCGGACGCGTTCACCGACGAACGGTGGTTTAGCGGCGCTGATTTTGAGATTGGCGATTGGGTGATGGTGCATCCGTCAGCCGTGCAGTCGGCCATGTTCGGCGGCGTCCTGTGTCGCGTCGTTCAAGACACGGCGATCAAGATCAAAATCGAACACCCGGATGACGCATATTAAGGGGCGAACAATGGCCGATGAAGATTTGAAGGTTGAAGACGACAAGGCTCCGGAAGGCGCTGATGAGGTCGTTGAAAATAAGGATGACGATAGCGTCACCGTCAGCGTTTCCGAAGATGGCGATCCCGGCATAGACCCGGAAGTCGGCATTGAGGAAATGAAGCGCAATCTTGCGATGGCGCAGAAGCAGATGGCGGAAGAACGCCAGAAGCGCATTGAAATGGAACGGGCCGCCAATCAGAGCAAGGCGGAGGTCCATAACGCGCAATTGCGGGCGGCGCATTCGGAATATAATTCGATCCGCGATTCCATTTCCTTCCTCAAAAGCCATGAAGCGCATTTGATTGAAGAATGGAAAGACGCGAAGACGATGGGTGATTACACCCGCGAAGCCGAATTGCAACGCCAGTGGTATCAGGTGCAGGACAATATGCGTCAGCTTGATCAGCGACGCGTTGGCTACGAGAATTTCTTCAAAAATCCTCCGCAGCCGGTCCAGCCGCAGGCGCGCGACGCGCTTGAAGAATGGGCGGCGCAGCAATCGCCAAGAACGGCCGATTGGGCGTTGCGGAACCGCGATCACCTTGAAACGGAATCGCAGAAGAACCGCGTTGCGGCCGCCCATTACAAGGCGCTGGCGGAAGGCTATCAGCCCGATACGGACGCCTATTTCAAAATGATCGAAAACGAAATTGGCATTCGCAAGCCTTCGCGGGCCGCCAATGAGGTTGAAGACGAAGAAACGCCGATGTCGGCTGCGGCCGCCCCGAAGCGGTCCGTGTCGCCCCCGCCGGCCCCTGTGTCGCGTGGTGGGACGCGTAAAGGCGCGGTGACGCTATCGCAGGCGGAACGTGAGGCGGCCGAAATCAGCGGCGTTTCATACGAAGAATATTATCGCAATCAGCAAAAAGAGAAGGAGCGGGCAAGACGATGAGCGAAGACGCCCCGATTATCCAGAAGCGCAATCCGAAGATCATCCCGGCGGATAGTCCGTCGCCCGGCATTGACCGTGGCGAATTGCGTCCGCCTCTGCGTCCCGAAGCGCCGAACACGTTAGGCCCGCGCGAAGAAGCCGAACGCTATGCGGCGGAATTAATGAGCCGGTTGGATGAAATTCCGGACGGCGATGACGCCTTCGACGTGAAGCATTTGGAGCCGGAGGGATGGACGTATGCGTGGCATACTTATTCCCTCTACAATGAGGTCCAGAATAAGAATATCCAGTCCTCGCGCCAGCGCGGTTGGCGGTTCGTGCCTCGCACTCGCCATCCTCATTTGATGCCGTCCGATAGCACGGATGAATGGATCATGGAGAAGGGCATGGTTCTGGTGGAATTGCCTACCGTCATGGTGGAGAAATATCATCAGGCCCGCATTGCCGACGCGCGCAATCAAATCCGCGCGAAGGAAGAGTCGTTGGCTGGAACGCCGGCGGGAACGCTATCGCGTAGTGAAGACCCGCGAACGCGACCGAACATCAAGAAATCGTTTCAGGCGATGCCAATTCCAGAATGACCAAAGGGGCGGGATTTTCCCGCCCTTTACTTTTCGCCACATTTGTATTAATTTGCCACTTGGCTACGGCCTGCCTCCACGGTGCGAGGCGTCACCTTTTCTGCCTTCATAGTCGCCACGGCGCGCGATGACGAGGCTCCTGCATAGGGAGAATCCGTCATGGCGAACGCTAATACGCCTTTTGGATTCAGTCAGTATCGCGGGACTGGTTCTTCGCCCACCTTTGAACAGGTAACGGCGCGTATCAATCCTGCCAATAACGTCGCCATCTACACGGGCGATCCTGTCGCTTATGACACGCCGGCTAACGGCTATGTCGAAGCGGCCGCGCCGGGAACGACTCCGATCCTCGGCATTTTCGTTGGCTGCAAATACAATTCCGTTTCGCAGAAGATGCCGGTTTGGTCCGATTTCTGGCCCGGCGCTGACGCAAACGGCGACGTAGAAGCCTACGTTATCACCGATCCGAACGCACAGTTCCTTGTGCAGGCTGGTGGCGCTGTCATCAACCGCAGCAAGATCGGTCAGAACGTCCAGTTCAATCGTGGCACGGGCAACGCCTTCACGGGTCGTTCCGGCGCTTACGTCGAGAACCCGGCGTCCACGGCCACCCTTCCGTTCCGCATTGTTGGCGTCGTTGAGAACCCTCCGGGGGCGAACGGCACCGATCTGACAAGCCCATACAACCTCGTTGTTGTGGCCTTCAACAATGCAGTCACCCGCAACAACGGCGCTACGCCGGGCATTGCGTAAGGGAGGGCATGAACAATGGCTGTTAATCTCTCGCAGATTAAAGACCTTCTGCTCCCCGGACTCCGTGGCATTGAAGGCAAATACGAACAGATTCCTTCGCAGTATGACAAAATCTTCACCAAGCATGACTCGAAGATGGCGATGGAACGCACCGCTGAGATGCGTTACCTCGGCCTCGCGCAGTTAAAGACCGAAGGCGGTCAGACTGCGTTCGACAACAATGCTGGTGAGCGTTTCGTCTACGCGCAGGAGCATATTGAGATTGCTTTGGGCTACGCGATCACGCGTAAGTCCATCGACGACAATCTCTATAAGAGCCAGTTCGCGCCGTCGAACCTTGGCCTGATGGAAAGCTTCCATCAGACGAAGGAAATCTACGGTATGAACGTGCTGAACATGGCGACGGTTTATAATTCCGCTATCGGCGGTGACGGTGTGGCGCTTTGCTCCGCATTCCATCCGATTGACGGCGGCGTTGTTGCGAACCGCCCGGCGGTCGATGTCCAGCTTAACGAAGCTTCGCTTCTTGGTGGCATGACCTCCATTCGTCGTAACTTCAAAGATCAGGCTGGCCTCAAAGTCTTCGCCCGCGCGCGTCGCCTTGTTGTTCCGCCGGAGTTGGAAGCGACGGCTGTTCGCCTCATCAAAACCGATCTGCGTCCCGGCACGGCCGACAACGACACCAACGCAATTCGTAGTGTCGCCGGCGGTCTTCCGGAGGGCTTCATGGTTGCGGACTTCCTTACGAGTCCGTCATCGTGGTTCCTTCTGACGAACATTGACGGCCTGTCCTACATGGAACGCGTTAAGTTCGAATCGGAC